TCAATAACTTGTTGTTGATACGGTGACATAAAAGGTTGGTAAGCTGACGCTCCCGTTAATCCACTTAGTCCACCCACTGTTGTAGCAGCTTGTTGTTGTGCAGCCTGTGCTGCTGTTAAAAATGGTTGATAACCACCAACACCTTGTGTTGCTAAATTAATCGCTTGTGTTTGTAATGGATCTTCACCGGCAACAAATCTTCTACCAGTAAACTGACTTGTATCTATTGGTGCGCTGTAAGCACCTTTTGCTTGTGCTGCGTAATCCTTTGCGTAGTCTTGTAAAAAATCTGGTGTTGCCATTATATTACCCTTGTTTCTAATTGTTTCATATTGTCATACATAGCTTGTGCTCCTTGTGATTCTTCAGAAATTTTACCGCCAGCTTCTAAGTTATCCATTAAATTTTGCATAACTTCTGCGCCTTTATCTATATCTCCACCACCTGCGTTTCTAACAGCATCTGCAGTAAATACAAACTCATTTACACTTAATCTTGCAGGCACATCGTCTGCTTTTTCTCGTTTACCTATTGGTACAAATCCACCTTCAGCTCTATAATCTTTTTCCATACCACCTAAATTCATTAATCCCCCTTCGGCTCTACCTACTCTTACACCACCTGATGGGTAGTTAAATCTATTTGTGCCAGGAGGAGTGACATAACCTGGTACACTAGTTAATCCACCATTAGCCATCATCATAGGCATTTGTGGTTCTGTTTGTATTGTTTCTGATTCACTAGTCACTACTTCTTCTTGCTCTGGTCCCTGTTCCCCGGACGCTTGTTGAAGAATAAGTTTTTTAAATTCTGGATACGATAAGTCACCACCTTGTGCTACGTATTTTTGATACTCTTGTCTTAAAAATTTTTCTGCTTCAGGTGGTAATTGTATATCACCTTCTACCATTTCACCATTAGCATAACCTATTCTGCCCCCATTAGCTGCAGGTTGATAAAAACCTGATTGAACATATTGTTCATTAGGTAAAAAGCTCATGTAAGGATCTTTATTTTTTGCCATTGCTAGCGCCATTGCTGGAGGAATATAAGACTCGTCAACTTCCTCTTCTATTTCTTCATAAGGCCCTGCGCCAAATGCTTTTTGTATAAATGGTGTTGCAACTGCAAGTGTACCTAAACCTATTCCTAAATTTTTACCTTTAAAACCTGCAGTACCAGGAACCATTGATTTTAAAAAAGAACCTAATTTACTTCCACCAGTTCCTCCTCCTGTAACAAAATCTGGAACTCCAGGAACTGATTTAGCAGCAAACATGTTTCTAAGAAAGCCCGCACCTTTTGCATTACCCCACGTTCCACCTTGAGACCATGGACCAAGTCCTCCTGCATACATACCTAAACCAACCCCTAAAGCAGCTTTACCTATAGGACTTTTAACAATTTTCTTTACACCACGGACAGCTTTCTTAACTAAGCTTCCTAATCCATAGAGTTGTCTGGGTTCTTGCATTCTTGAAATTGCCATAATTTTACCTTAATCCCCTACTTTATTACGTTTTACTCATTAAATCAAGAGGTGGCATGATGACTTTTACATCCTGTGCCATGTCCTCATTCTTATAACCCTTAGATTCCCAGTCTTTTCTGTCCTTAAAAAGCTCGCCACTTTCCTTGTGTCTATAGGTTAATTCAATAGTTGCATTTTTAATTTCCATTAATCAGTTTTCTCCTTCTTAATGTTTAAATAACTGATGGTAATAACTACCCCATCACTTACCGTTCCTGCTGTAGTAGCAGCTAATACCTTGCCCCCTTCTACTACCATTGGATTTGTCAGTATTTCTACACTAGCTGCAGTCGATAATGACTGAGTATGTATTACTTCAAAAGCATTATTAGTGATGGTTATAGTAGGTGTATTAGACCCTGATTTATTAGTAACATGTAGGGACTTAACGATAATAGTTTCATTGGCTCCTGGCTCTAAAAGATTATTACTTTCAGCCGCTGTTACAGTTTTACCGTAAAATTTATATTCGTTTACTACTGCCATTATGAATCTAAAAAGAAACTTTTAGCTTCTATTTCTTGTTTAACTTCATCCTGAAATGAAGAGTTTAATTTTGTTATTACACCATCAAGATCTCTTACTAATGATTGTAGATTAGCTCTGCTATATTCTTCTTCAGCTCTTGTTAATGATTGTACAATTTTAGCCATTATGAACTACCTTTATTTTTAGCATTTTCTATCATTGCTTTAACTACCTCTACATCTACTATACCTTGATTACTTAAATCTAATGGATTTCTTTGTCTAAACTCAGAAATAGTATCGTCCATTGGATCTCCAACGTATTTATATTGTCCATTTACTAATGCATAATCACTTGTAAAATCTTCTTCTTCATCTTCAGACCAGTTTTGTCTGTCACCCCACCATCCAGTTAAAGTTTGACCAGGTTGTTTAAAACTTTTAAAAGCATTAATTCCTGTGCCTATCCATGGGTTTCCCATGAATGCCCCCATTACACTAGGAGCAAAATTTTTAAGTCTGTCTCCCAAATAAGATAATCCCATCTTAGGTTGTCCTCTAGCGTCTAAATTTCTATAGCCGCTAAACCAACCATCACCAGAATATTTTTGATCAACTACATCCGGCATTGTATTTACTGTTCTAGTTGTTACAGTTCTAGGTGATGTACTACTTGCTGTATGTGGATTAGGTCCGTCTTGAGTTGTTGTTGTACCCACTCTTTCATTACCACCAAAACTTTTATCAGCCATTCCTTCATTTGCATCGCCCCAACCATTTAAACTCATGATGCCTGATGGCCCTCTATTAACACCACCTTTTAATGAGCCATGTAAATCGGATTTAACAAGTAAATCTTTTTCTTTTTTTGTAATATAAGCTAATTCTGTTGTAGGATGGTCAGGACTAGATTGCCATTTTAAAGGGGCTTTAACTTCTTTTTGTTTACCTAAATAATTTTTAACTCCACCTTGAATGTCATATTTTATTTTTTTATCTATAGCCATTATCTTCTTCCTCCTGGATGTATGTCTAATCTAAATGTACCTAGTTTCCAGTCTTCATTACTAGTTGTATTAGCAACTTTCATGGCAATGGATCGTGCTCTTAATCTTGTGTCTTTTTTAGTAGTGGTTGAATCAACACTATAATTAGTAGTAGTTCCAGAACTATTTGGATAGTCTCTAGTTGTAAAACTAATCTGTGTATTACCTGTTTGTGAAATAAAATCTGGTATGAACCTACTTATCCTCATTATAAATTCTCCGTCTCCTCTAAGGTCTGGCGTTCCTACTGTCTGTCCGGTGCTTGCTCTTTTTTGAGTAATATCAAAATCACCAGAAGTAATAGAACCAATTAACGCAGTCACTACTCCACCCGCATTAACTTGATCGGTCCCTGTTTCCTGTTTATAGTATATAGTACTTCCATCCGTATTACCAGTGACATCATAAGAAGCATTATCAGAAGGGTTATAGTATGTAGCATGTGGTCTATCAAAAACAGCAGAATCCTGCCACGCTGCTCTCGGTAAAGTTCCTGTTGTCCAAATAGGTCGTTTATATACTGGGGAATCTAAGTAGTTATATGTCACTACTCTATTAACTGCATCTGATGCAGAAGTACAATAAAACCAGTTGATTTCTCCAAAAAGATTATTTAATCCACAATTAATAAGGTCTCTAGAAGTTGAGTTTAAATCATCATAAACATGGTCTTCTACAAAACATTGCAGTGATTTTAACTGACCATCATAAGAAAAGAATCCGTTTTCAGACATCCAATAAGCTGTACCATCAACTTCAATGCAGGCATTCTTTCCTAATAATCCACAGTTAGTTCCTACCTGTTCAAATGAGAAGGTAAACGGTTGGCCCACGAATTTCATTAGGAACAAAGCTGTATCTGTCCATACATAAATTGCATCCCTACCTTTGATAGCTCCCATAATAGTAGAACCATCTGCTAATCTTTGTGTACCTGCGGTGTTGTTTGCTTTAACTGTATATGAATCAGTTTGATTAATACTCTCTTGAGAAGAGAACCTAATGTACATATCATCCTGTGTTGATGTTGTGCCAATAGTTGTTTCTGTTCCAAAAAATACTAAGTGTCTATCTGGTGTAGATACTAGTACATGACGTGATGCAGTCGGTGCATTAGCTAATATTGTAGCTCGATTGTTAACCGCAGCAGCAGCTGATGCATCCCATTCAAAGCATGCTCCATTATATATAAGTGCAATTAATTTTGTTCCATAGTTATCTAATACCCATAGTCCAGGATCAATTGTAAAGTCAGCAGAAGATGCTTCACCCCAGGCAACATAATCAGATATGTTTGTTACTGTGTCTCCCCCACTATGTGATGCTTTTGTTGTACCATTAACTTCTCTTGCACCTCCACTTAAAATATTTGTAGAAGTATTATTAGCTGTAAAACTTATATCTTCTGACCCAATTCTAATCTCTCCAGTAGAAGGAAAAGCAGAAGAGTTGGTTAAAGGAATATCAGTTACAGCGTCATTAATACCAGAAGCTAGTGTTGTAGTTGCTGGCCCTAAAGCAGTACCACCAAATAACCCTGTTCCAAAACCATAGCCACCTAGTTGTTGTGCAGGTCCTACAGTGTAATAACATAATATAGAGGTGCTATTACCATCACTTGTAGTTAATGGAGTCCCTGTTTCCTGAGTCCCCATTGTAATTGTAAAAGTATCTGTTGTAGGAACAGATGTTACCATAAATTTTATGTCTTCAAAAGTAGCATCACTATAGGTGGATCCAGCAGGTACTCCTGTCACACTATCAAACATTACAATATCGTTTTCACCTAGACCATGAGATCCGGTACATGTTACTGTGACAGTTGTTGATGAAGAGCTACTTGAAAACTTAGCGCCTGTTAAAGTTGTTCTAAGAGGATGGATGTCATAAAAAACTCCACCTGAATAAACGTATAAAATTCTGTT